CGTTATCCTCGAACACGAACATGCCAGTGTTAGTGGCTTTCTCGGTCGACTTCAGAGCACCGCGAGCAGCAGCGTTGATGATGTAACGCAGGCTGCCAGCATCAGCGTTTGCAGAAGCCACATCGGTTTCCATGCCGATGTACTCAGCAAAGGTGCCGTAAGTGGTGATGACCTGGCTGCCGATGCCGGTGGTGTTAGCCAGGCCCAGGGGTTGATTGGCGGAGCCAGTGCCGTAGATAGCAGCGCGGTCAAGCTCAAGAGCAATCACGCGAGCAAGATCACTGCGGATCATGCCTTCCACGTCGATGCTGGACTGCAGCAGCAGACGGCGGCTGTAATCCACGAATGCCCCCACGGTCTTGGGCGTCATGTTCACCTGATCAATCGCTTGCTGCGATTCAGTAGGCGAACCATTTTCGCCAACCCAGTACGCTGTAGCGGCCGAGTTTTGTCGTGGGATAGAAATGTTGCCCTGCAGGCCGGTCAGCATGGTCACGCCAGCCTGGGCCAGTGCCAGACGGTTGCGCAGCAGATCAATGAAGCTGCCAGCAAGCAGCTCATCAGCCACGAGGTTGCCGCCAGCGGTAGGAGTGCCCACCACTAGATCACGACGCAGCACCTCGTTCGGGATCACGATGCCGTTAGAGGAGCGCTCATATTTCTGAGCAGCAGCCTTGCCGACTTCAATCTCGAACTCAGCAGCGCGACGTGCAGAAGCGTCGCCGGGGTTAGCAAGATAGTTCAGCGCACGAGCGAAGCTGAACGAACGGGTCTCCTTGTCGGAGAGGCCAACGTCATTAGAGGTGACATCAGCGGTTTTGATTTGCTCCACGGGTTTAGTGCCGATTTTTTCAAGGACTGCCGCGCGAGCTTCGTCGATTGAACGGCCGGATTCAATCAGCTGGCGGCCAAGGTCGGCCATATCGTGCTTGTCGCACATTGCAGTAATGCCAGCGATGCGGGAGCGTTCAGCCTCAACGGCTTCGGCCCGCACCACTGCCAGATCGGGAGTGGGGTTTTCCATTTCAGGAATAGGATCGTGGTTTGGTGCTGCCGAAGCAGCTTGTTCGGTCTCAAGAGACCTGCCGATTCCGACACCCGGATCAGCCGGGATCGAAACCAGCGACACCTCGTAAGGTGACCACGCAGTAGCAATAAAATCACCGCTGCGCTCTTCCATCTTGTCGATGGAATAACCAAAGGAGACATTCCTGAGAATGCCATCCTTGACATCGCCCAGGATTTCCTGCGCGAAGGCATTGCGGCTGAACCGCACGCGCGCGTAACCGCGACGCTTCTTGTCGTCAATATAGGCACGTTCAACGACTCCGATCACCTTATCGGGGTCATGATTGAACAATAACGGCGCACCATCATTCAAGCGGCTTAGGTCAGCAGCCTCTACATCATGGTTCAGCACTTCATTGCCGAAGTAGCGCTGGACCGGATATTCGGAGCTGAATGGAAACTCAAATGTCCGATCCTCAACCACATCGAACTGTGTTGCTTCACTGCGGTGATACCGCTTACCTTCCATGAAGCGCAGCGCCGGGATCTTCTTCAGTGTTGATACCCGATGGCCAACCTTTACGTCCGATGCTTCCCAGCCGTCATCAGACTCCTGGTACACCGTAATCAGCGCAGCAGGATCTTCCTCGCTGGCGTTGATCGTCACGTCAGACCCTGGCACCTCAATGGCGCCTTCAGTTACGATGCGATCAATCCGTCCGCGTGCCATGCCGCCGGATGAATCCCATTCAACAAAATCACCGGCTTCCATTGATCTGATCACATTTTCCACAAGTCTACGCTCATCTGCGGATTCTTCAGAATCCATACGAGCAACCAATGCATCGCTCCATGTTTTACCCGGATCACCTCCCCATGCCGCCCATGCCACGCGACCGGGTGATGGGTATCCATCTTCACCGGGCTTAAAGCCTTCTGCTTGCTTGTCCACTTCATGCCGCGCAAACCATGCGCTCATCGTGCGGATGGTTTCATCACTCAACTCATCACCACTAAGGATCTGAGTTGCACGCGTTGCCGCAACATCAGTGCCGCCATCTCGGCCTTCTGCTTTCCAGTCTCGATACCGCTGCGCTTCTTCGCGCATTGCATCAGTCGGCATTGCCATCATCTACCTCCGGTGGCATTGTGTCAGGGAACGGCACAGGATCAGGCTGGGCCGAGCCGTTGCTGCTCACTTCACTCGGATCAGTATCAGTAACGATATTGCGCTCATCGAGCATAGCGAGTTCAGACTGTCGTGCGGTCAACGTCTCTTCAAGGTCGCCGCCTTGCGCGCTGATTACATCACCGAGTGTTTTGAAGCCACATCGAACGGCATCCTTATATGCGCCAACTTCTTTCTGCGGATCCACCCACTCCCAGCTGCGTGGTATCCACCTGCTAGCGCGATAGCGGTCTGGATTCATCTCGTAACCCGGCAAGTCAAGTTCACCGCTCAGCACAGCCATCTCAAGCCATGCCTCAAATACCTGCTGATGGAAGTTCTCGATAAAATAGCGCTGCAACACGCGGTAGGTGTCGCGCTCCTCAAGCAAGCTGAGCCGGCTGCTGCTGTAGTTGCTTTCAGAGAAGTTCTTGCTGATGCTTTCAAAGCTAGTGCCAATGCCAGCGGCTACCGCGCGCAGCATTGATCGCGTGAATGGCTCCAGTTGCCCATCGGGTGCGTTGAGATCAGGTACCGTGACGGATTCACCCGGTGCAAGGTACTTAAAGACACCAGGCGAAAACTCACTTACTCGATCACCTTCATACACTTCATCGCCAACCAGCTCACCTTCAGGTGACTGAATGAAACCCATCAATGCGCTACTGGCACGCGCACGCACAACCTCCGCTTCCTCATAGCCTTGCAGCATGTGCAGCCGCATTAGTGCCGACGCAAACCACGTCACACCACGCGACTGCCCAGGTCGTTCAGGCAGGAACAAATGAATCACATCATCAGCTGGTACGCGAATACGGCTGCGGTTATTACGTTGATACCCTTGATGTATATCGCCTGGGTGCGTTGTATAGAAGTGATAAGCAACAGGCCGCTCAAACTCATCTACCTCAACACCCATGCGTACAGTGTTACCCACTGCTGCCATCGGTACATCATCATCAATTAAATAATCAGCCTCAAGCACCTGCAGCGCAAATGGCACGCGTGAATCGCCAAATGGCCTGCGGATCAGTCGTATAAATACCTCGCCGGATTCCGCCAAGCTACGGCATAGCAGGCGTTCCATATCATGGAAGCAAAGGATGCCGCGCACATCACATCGGCTCTTATGGCTCCACTTGCGCCATGCGTCGTTGATGCGTGCATTTAGCGCTTCATCTAACTTGCCGCCACGTTGCATCCGAACCTGTGGCTGATGCTTAATGCCTTGGCCAATCACATTATTCTGAATACTGCGCAGTGCCTGGCGGGCGTAGTCATTGTCCCTGCACAACTGGCGTGCGCGGTTGCGCAGTGCCTTGATGCTGGACTTAATCTCTGCATCGGCACTGGTGCCACTTGTGACCCAATCAGAAGTCAGGCGATTGGCGCGTGCGCCTTGATAAGCGCGACGATGCCGGCGGATTGGCTCAAAGCCCAGCGCCTTAAATAGTCGAGTGCGGAGTCCCATGTCAGAATCTTACAAACAAATTATGGGGATTCCCGAGACCATTAGCCGCAAGCTGCGCTGCTTGCTCACGCTTCACCTGCGCCTTCAGCTGGCTTTCAAGCATGATCAAATCTTTCAGGTCGTATTTCGTTAAGCTTCGATTGCCGATACTGTACTGCTTAACCGCTCCGCCACTGATCAATGCGCGGATCGCAGCCTGCACTGCTGCTAGATCCTGCTCGGTCTGCGTGCGGCCATCAAATGCTCCTGGTGTGCCGCTGTAATCCAGCGCTGCCAGCACTGTGATCTGTCCAGCGCCAAGCGTGAGCTTATCGCTGCCGCTAGTGGCGATTGCCTGCCAGAACCATTGCCCTGCATCAAATGCAGCGCTAGTGGCAGCAGGTATCACAGCCTCCCATCCGGTTGCCGCAGCGGTAGCGACGATGATTGCACCTTCGCTTGCTGTATTGGTGCGGAGGTAATAGGTCAGCGCCCAGCTTGCGCTGGTAACTGCATTGCCGAGATTATCGACGGTCTCATCCGCACGCCATCGCACGGTGTCGCCTGCCCTGATTGTTGAAGGCGGCGCAATCACGGCGGTGCCTGTTGTTATCGACAGTCTAAACGCTACCAATTCGCCACGAAGCCACTAGCAGCTTGCGGTTGCTGCGTGCGGCGGCGGGGTGCTGGCTTGCCATCCTCCAGCTGTCGGCGCAGCTGTTCCCACATCGTCGCGCGGTTCATCCTGCGGCTGAAGATCAGCATTGCCGCGTAGCCATACACCGCGCAGTCCAGTGCTTCATTGCGATCACCAGCTTTTTTTGTCCACTCTCGAATTGGGAAGCCACGGTGATAACGCAGCGCCTGCCGTTCAGCCGTGAGCTGCCGAAAATACTCATCATCAGCTGCCATGCCAAACCTCAACTGGCTTGGCCCATCATCGTGCTTCATCCGACCGAACAGCGTTGTCTTGATCGTGTCGGTGCCGAGCATATACAGCGTGACACCTTTCTTGATCACGCGACCCTTCCAGTTCACATCCACTTTGCTGCCCTTGCCAACTGCTGCGCTGTTACGTCGGCTGCTGCCTTTGATCGCTACCACGCCACGAGCTGTACGCTCTCGCGCATAGCCGTAAACCTCATGCGTGCAGTGGCCGCCGCTATCTACGGCCATCTGCGCGATCTTGAGATGCTTGCCGTTTGTTGCGCTCCATTCCGTAGCCAGCACCTGATCCAGCTGCAGCCATACCTCACGCTGCGTTGGATCACCCATCAACTCCTGATGCCAGATCAGCCATCCCGTCTCACCTTCACTCCATCCCCATACGCTCACCGCCAGTCGATTGTCCTGTACGTCAACACCAGCAGTCAGCAGCACTACGCCCTCGGGGCAGGTGCCTGGCTCATACGCCAATCGCTTCGCCATCAATCCATCAGCGCTGACGGATGCGGCATAATCCTCCTCCCAAGTCTCCGCCAGTCGTGTGTTCACAAATGCCTTCAGCGCTGGTGCATCACCCTTAGCCCTCAAAAAGTCATCTACCAACTGCTCCCAACTGCACCATCCCAGCGGGCTATACAAGCCGCTTAAGTGAAAGCCAGCGGTCTTGCCGTCACTTGGTGCCGTAGCGCGCCATTCGCCGCTTGCAAGCATTCGCGGTTTGTTTGCCTCCTCAAACCGTTCACCGCAGTGCTCACATTGATACCGCACGCTGCCAGGCTTGCCTTCAGTCCATTTCAGCTGCTGCCATTTCAGCCATTGCATCTCGCCGCATGATGGGCACGGCACAAAATATCGACGTTGATCGCTGCGGTTGTATTCAGCTTCAATGCGACTAAAGTCCTTCACTGTTGGCGTACTGGTGAGCAGAATCTTCCGCCGCGCAAATGTCGTCGTACGCCGTTCCGC